CACCTGCTGCTCTTACCGCATCAGCCGTGAATACGAACTCATTCTTTGATAATCTTGCTGGCACATCGTCTTTCTTCTCATACTCTCCAATAGGAACAAATCCACCACCTCTAAGGTCCATTTCATTGCCACCCATATTCAACATCTCATCATTTGGATTCATCATTCCGCCTCCAGCAGCCATAGTTCTATCCGTATCTTGTTTTTTACTCATTCTGTCAAATTCTTGACGAGCTGCTTTTTCTGCATCTTTTGGAGATAGTCCCATGTCTAAATATTTTTCAAAAAGATCCTCTAATATTCTGTCGTTTTGTATATTAGAAGCCATCATAATACCACCATTGTCAAAACCTATTCTGCCGCCATCAGCTGCAGCAGCTGATTCAGTAATTAAGAAAGGATATTTAGTTTTTAATTTTTCTGTGTTACCGGATGCGTAAGCTTCTTGTACTTCTTTTCTAATCTGCGCTACATCGATACCTGTATTGTCAGCTATTCTACTAGATAATGAGTCTACTTCCTCTTCTTGTTTGGGGCTTAATATTCCTGATGCTACTGTCGCTGCACCAATACCTAATATTGCTTTACCTTTTCCCGTGCCCGATAAAAATCTACCAAATTCACCAGCTTTTGATAAAGGTCCAATAAGATTAGGATTCATAAGACCACTAAAAAATCTTCCGTATGTGCTCCCAGCTCCAAAACCTGCTGTTCCACCAAAAGCCGCCGGAGCAAAATAAGCACCAGTGGCTAATAAAGCTGCTTTACCTAAATCTGATTTAGCAACTTTTTTAACAGCGCCTGTAACTTTTTTAACTAACTTACCTAGACCATATGCTTGTCTTACTTCACCACCATTAGCTAATCTGTATTGTTCTGGTAATGTAAATCTTTGTACAAACTCATCGTAATCACTTTTTTCAGGTTCTATGTCTGTAGGTAGTTTTGGAATCATAGGCATCATAGGTTTTACAATATTATTGTCGTCTGTATATTCATCGTCATCTTTAAATTTATCGCCTCCACCTGTTCTACTGTATTGAAACATTGGAAAATTATATGCATTCTGTTCACCCGCAGTAATAATAGGTCCAAAAATAGGTAGGCTTGCTAGTGCGGCTCTTTCAAAATTACTTCTATACAATAATGGATTGGTGGCCGATACTTTAAAAACATCTTTTGGTGTTACTTTATTAAGATTAGGAAAGGTAGCTCCTGTTGGCCCTGGTTTCATCATTGGATCGTTGTCGCTTCCATTACCACTTCCGCCTCCTGGAGGATCACTTCGACTAGGGCCACCGTAAGCTCCTGGATTTCCTCCTGCTGCATCAAAAGTATCTTGTGCTGACCCATAACCACTTCCAGGGCCACCAAACATAAAACCTTTTCTAGGTGCTCCACCTTCTGCTAGTAATTGTCGTGCTATTTGTGATCTAGTTATCGCCATTTTATTACATTACTTGGTTTTAGGGAACAAATCAAGCGAAGGCATGATTACTTTAACATCTCTTCTTATCTCCGCTTCTGGCACGTTTTTAGCCTTCCATTCGTCCTCTGATTTATATACCTCACCTGTTTTAAGGTTAGATATAGTTGTTATTATTTTCTCTGGTTTTATTGTTTGCATTATGTTGTTACCTCTCTTGGTTCTATCTCCAGTATTGAAGCTATCACATGCAATTCGTTTGCATCGCTAGCTTGCACCTTTATTGTTTCTCCGGCCTCTAGTATTAAAGGCTGAGTTAATAACTCTATCGTGGTATTTGACGATACAGCCTTAGTCTTAAATAAGCTAAATATATTACTTGATGCATCAACTAAAGTCACTGTTATATTAGCACCTGAGCCATAATCTTCCGATACCAAAATTGATTTAACAACCGATGTTTTAAATGACGGCACTGTATACAGTGTTGTTAAATTTGTTGTTGTTAGATCTACTTTTGCATTTATAAAACTATTAGCCATTAATTTAAAAAGAAGTTTTGTGCGTCTACTTCATCCTTCAGTTCTTGTTGATACGTTGTGTTTAATTTTTGTATAACACCATCGAGATCTCTAACCTGTGCATCAGCTACAGATTGTTTGTAAGTCTCACTGGGTCTTGTCAATACTTGTACTATCTTTGCCATTATACCATTCCTCCGGATAAAAATTTTTTTAAAAATCTAAGCCTGGCCTCATCTTCACCTGTATCAATATTCTTTTTAAGCAATAGCCCTAGACCTTGATCATCGTCGTCAAAATTATATTTAATACCTACATCTCTACTTTTACCTCTACCCTCATCAACAAATATTTCTTGGTTATCAAAAAAAATTTGATCTCTGTTTTTTCCATAATAAATATTGGCAATGATATTTAATTTATCCGTTACTGGTATATCTGCTTCAACTAAAGCATTTAAAGCTGTTTTATCTATTTCCAAAGGAGTATTTGGTATGTCTTGTCTACCTGATTTAGTAAACTCAACACTTGGTTTTATAAAGTCTGTTATTTTTTTATCTTCTTCCATCTGCTTGTATATCCAATCTAAATGTTCCTAACTTCCAATCTTGAGAAGTGCTTGTGTTTTCTATCTTAACTGCTATGGCTCTACCTCTAGCTCGTGTATCTACTTTCTTTGTGCTTGACGTAATATCAAACGGTCCTAAAGATGAACTTGTTGCAGTGTCATTTGGAAAATCTCTTAAGTTTAATGTTACTCTAGTTGTTCCTGTTTGTGATACAAAGTCAGGTATAAATCTTCTTATCTTCATTAAGAACTCTCCATCTCCTCTAAGATCAGGTATAGAAGAAGTTGTTCCTCTTTGAACTCTTTGTGTTATGTCAAAATCTCCAGATAGTATATTAGCTGTAATAGCAGTTACTGCACCACCTTTAACTTGATCAGTTCCTGTTTCGTGTTGATAATATGTTGAGATACCGTCTGTATTACCTTGCACATATGTGGATGAAGTAGCACCTTCTACACCATCAGCATCATATTCTAATGCATGTGGATTACCAAATACAGCTGAATCTGCCCAAGCTGTTCTAGCTAAAGTACCCACTGTCCATATTGGTCTTTGTGGTGAAGAATCAAAGTAGTTATAGCAAACCATTTTATTTACAACAGCAGAGTTTGAAGTTGGATAGAACCACATAATTTCACCAAACAAGTTATTAAGACCTGCTGCAATCATTTGATTACCAGAGTCTAGATTAATATCATCGTATACAAAATCCTCTACCAAACAAGGTAACGATTCTAAAGCACCAGCATATCTAAAGAAACCATTTTCCGACATCCAGTATGCAGCACCATCTACTTCTACCGCTGCATTCTTACCAACCAATCCACAGTTCGTACCTACTTGTACAAACGAGAATGTAAAAGGTTGACCAACAAAACGCATTAAAAATAGTGCTGTGTCTGTGTATACATAGATTGCATCTCTACCTCTAATTGCTCCCATGATCCGTGATCCGTCAGCCAGTCTCTGTGTACCAGCGTCATTGGTTGCTGTAGGTGTGTAAGTGTTAATATCCTCAACTGCAGAGAATCTAATGAACATATCATCTTGTGTTGATTGATCACCAATCGTTGTTTCTGTACCATAAAATACTAAGTGTCGGTCTGGTGTAGATACAAGCATGTGTCTTGATGCTGTTGGTGCATTAGATATAATCGTGGCTCTAGAGTTAGTAGCATCGGTAGCTGCAGAGTTCCATTCGAAACACTGACCATCGACAATTAAACAAATTGCTTTGTCACCAAAGTTATCAATAGACCACATACCAGGATCAACAATTAAGTCTCCTGATGCTGCCTCACCCCATGCGATAAATTCAGATGTATCTGTAACTGTGGCTCCAGACGAGTGTGATGCTGCTGTTGTGTTTCTTACACCTCTTGTTACACCGGTTAATGTGTTTGTAGATATACCTGTGTAGGATATTTCTTCTGTGCCTATCTGTATAAAGTTTGTACCTGATGATGGAAACTGTGATGCATCATTTAATGTTATTGTTGTTGTAGATGCATCTATGTCTCCTGATAAAACTGTAGTAAAAGCTCCCACTTGTTGTCCACCCCAAGATCCAAGAGACCAACCAAAACCTTGTGATTGTACATCTGGTCCTACTCTAAAATAATGTTGAACTCTAATACCACCCGATTGCGTTGCACCAGATCCTGTTTCTGCTGATGGCATTGTAATAGTAATTGTGCTTGATGTAGGCACCGTTGTAGCCATAAATCTTATGTCATCAAAATCAGATGCACCAAAGTTTGAATCTGTAATAGAAGAGAAGTTATCTAATAAAACAATATCTCCTGCTTGAATACCATGGTCACCAGAAAAGTTTATAGTAACAGTTGCAGATCCATTAGTTGTGCTAAATGCGTTTGATAAAGTGTTTGTAGATTTGATTGGATGTATGTCATAGAACACACCACCTGAATAAGCATACAATATTCTGTTTGATCCTATAATAGAATACTTTCTACCTGTGCTATTAGTAAATTGATGCAAGGCTCTTGCTGCACCAGTCATATTATCGGCACCTAATTGCTTCCAACCACCTATTTTTTCAGGTGTTTGATATCTAAAACGAACGTTATCACAATCAATCCACTGTCCCTCAGCAGTTGTGGCTGTGATTTGTTTATTGATTCCAGGTGCAAATCCTATCTTTTGTAGCATAGATCTCCAGATTATATTAGATTGCGTTGATATTCAACGTTATTTGACTATTCCTAGCATAGGTCTTTTATCATACAAATTGGACTTTGCAAACCTTCCATCTGCATGATTATAGTGTAAGAATACTTGACCACATAATTCACCTTGAAAAGGCTCTCTCCAGTGCTCTAACTCACATCCAGAGTAAATAAGCATATCTCCTGGTTTTAAGTCGACTTTTATACCTTTGGGTGCACCAGGCTTATGTATGTTCTTATACTCGTCTATGACGTTGTCAGACCCCGTAGGATCGATAAATATAGGCCAGCTATCTCCACCTAGGTTTAGTGTGGTAGATATTTCGCAGCTAGGTCTATCTTTGTGTCTTTTTAAAATATTACCTGTTCTATACAGCCTACAATAAGAATAGGTTGGAACTAATTTAAGACCCGTCTTCTTTTGCATCACAGCTATAGTCTTAACGAGTAATGTCTCCATAAGTCTATCACTGTATTTAGCGTAAGAGTTTGGAACTTGTGCATCGTTAAAATTACCAACAAGTTTATTGCCTGCGTGAGTTACACCATTGTTTAACATCCAGTGGTCTGCCTCAGCCGATATTTGTAAATACCTATAAGCTATGTCTGCCACCTCTTTTGATATAGCACCACGAATAACTTGATATTTATTTTTCTTAAAACTCATACTTGTATAAAATTATATGATACAGATATTCTCCAGTTCTTTTCACCTTTGTCTGTATTCATATTTATATCAACACCATGTGGGAGCCAAGATGGAAAAAAGATCATACGTCCTTCTACAGGCTCATAAGCACACACTCTCCATAAAGCTTCAGGAAGATTATCTACTCTTCTAGGCATGTGTGTATTAGGTCCTGGTCTAGGATCTTCTAAAAATAACTTACCTGAGTTCTTAGGTACTTTAATATAGTAAACACCTGACCACATTGAGTTAGGATGTGTATGTGTTTTATTGTAACTGTAGGTAGGATTAATATTAGCCCACATATTACCAAGTCCTAGTTTACCTTCAATACCAAAATCCATATTGCATTCTTGTGCCATTTTAAATAATTCATCAATAAGAGGTTTGTATTCTTTTTTCTTATCCATATCTGTTTTACTGTGCCAGCCAAAACCAGAGTTTGTTTTCTTCTCTCCTTCAGGATCTGCCTTACGCCATTTCTTTATTTCTTTAAATAAATATTTATTAAGTTCTTTAGCATTAGGTATATCTTTGAAATAAACAGCAGTTGGAAATAATATCTTTCTTTGGAGTTGGCTCATTTAAATGGTGGTCCTCCAAACCACATCACTAAAGATTTTCTTACACCTTTTTTAACAGGTGCAACTTTGTGTCTTAGGAATGACGCAAAGAATATAGCTTGTCCTTGTTTCAAGGGCAG